TCATGATTATGAAGTGCCATTATACCATAATGAATCACTTTTAGCAAGTCTTTTCTGTTCTTGCCATCTTTTTTTCCGTATCTTTGTGAATATTTTAGAATATTCCCAATACAGAAACCTTCACCATGTCCACTGTCCATGATAAATTCTGTTGCTTGAAATTTGTTGTGTGAGTAATGAGAGTTGTAAGTACCGTCAATGTACTCTTGCATCTCATTTAGAATCTTATCTTCTGAATATTTATATTCAATCTTTTTCAATTTATACATCCTATAAGTTTGATGGGGGGCGAACCCCCCATCGGTCTGACAATTAGTATGCGTACTTTGTACCAAGTACAGACGCAATACCAGCAGCAATGATTTCCTTTGAAGGAGTTCCCATTCTATACGCAACACCTTTTGCAGTGTCATTAGTATAGATACAGTTACCCTCTGATTTCAAAGTATCAATCATTTTAGTTGGTGAAGTAAGGTCAAACCTTGTTCTCAAAGTCTTCCACGTTACTTTTTCACCTTTTGACAAAAGGTTAAATACCTTCTGCTTTTTGCTTAGTTTTTTATAACTCATAATTTCTCCATATTTTATTAATTGAGTATTCACATCATACCAAATAAGAACCCATTTGTCAAGGGGTTTATTTGATTTTAATCACTTGAGGTTTTTTCTCTTCTGGTACGATTCTTTCTAAATCAATAGAAAGCATACCATTATCGAGTTTTGCACCTTTTACAACGATATCATCTGCAAGGGTAAACTTCCTAGTGAAGTTCCTTTGAGAAATACCTTTATAAAGGGTTTCCTTTTCCTGTTTCTCCTTAACTGATTTAACAGTAAGAAGACCTTCAGCAAATTCAATTTCAATATCATCCTTACCGAATCCAGCGAGTGCCATTTCAATAGTGTAATTGTACTCATCTGATTTTTCGATATTATAAGGCGGATACCCTGTTGATTCTGCTTGATGGGTTACATAGTCAAACAATCTATCAAACTGTCTGTCAAAACCCACGGCATAAGGTGTCATGTGATTATAATCGAATGCCTGAAGGGCATTCCTAAGTGTGCTTAAGTTAGTCATTTTTATCTCCTTTATTAAGCAAGATTAATAAACGTAAACCGATAATTCGCATTTACGTCTATATTTATATGGGGATTGAAAATCAAATTTCAACCCCCACACAAATTCTTTTTTAGGCAGCTTCAGCGTACTCAAGTGCCTTATCTAGTGCGTTCAACTTAACCTTACGGTTACGTCCGTACCATGATGAAACTAATCTACCATCGTTAGAACGACCTTGTAAGTGGTCTGTCATGTTAGTAACAGAGTTAAATGCAGTCCACCAAGTTCCTTGTGCGAACTCAGCACCTGGCTGAACATCAAGGTTTTCGTGGGCAAGTTTTGCGTTACGAGTTGTGAACGGTAAAACACCTTCCACCTTCTCTTTTGCAGGCGAACCAAACACTTCATTGAAGTATTGAATTACATTGTCACCTGTTGCTTTCTTAGAACCAAGGAACGCAGCCATTGATTTGTATTCTTGCATTTTCTCATTTGCAATACCCATGTGTTCTTTTACTTCAGCAGGGTCAAATGCCTTACGGTGATTTACCGTTACCATTTTATCTGCATTCTGTGAAAGAGACAATGTTAGAGTATTGTTACACACAACACGAATTGGTGTCATACGAATGTTAATCGCTTTACCAAACTGATGTGGATTTGAGAACAAGAAGTAATTCTCTGTAACATCACCGTTGAATAACTCAAATGATTCCTTACACTTTGCAAGTGCCCAAACCATCTGACCATCCTTGAGTGAACCAGCGGTGTGCATTTCCATGTCACCAGCCATTACATACTCATGGAAGAATTCAAACGCTTCTGAGTTCTGTACTGGATTCCAACCTGTACCAACAACATCTAATACAGAGTTGTCAGAAGACCGAACCAGTGCTTCTTTGTTTTTGATTTTTACACCTGTTGATGTAACAAGTGGTTGTTTCTCTACTGTCCAATCAAGTCCAGCAACTTTTTGGAATTGGTCTGGTGTGAGGTCTGCCTCAACTTTAGTACCAAGTCCATGCCAAGGTAAATCACCGACATACGCCATTTGTGCTTCACCATTTACGATTTCAAGTTCATGTGCCATTATATATTTCTCCGTTTTTTCACTTTACTATTACATTATATACGTTCTGAGAACAAATGTCAAGATGTTTTTGAAACAAATTTGAAATTAATTTTGTATTCATTTTTATCTCTTTTCTCATCTTACTTATACAGTATACTTGTTTTTATAACAAATGTCAAGAGGTTTTTACAAAAACTTTTCTAAATTCGCAACTTTTTTTGGCATTCTACCCCAATATTCTGTAGGGGTGACTTTTGGTGTATCATGAAAAAGATACCATGCACATGAATCCTTACCGCTTGTACCACCAAACCACATAACACGACCAACACTTACAATCTTCTTACACTTTTCCATATATGGAATACTCTGTATTGTGTTAGGCCATTCTGCATCAAATAACAACCATGTCGGTTTCATTGGAGAAAAGTGGTCTATCATCCTATGTAATAGTTTTCTATCCCAAGGCGGATTGGTTATGATTAACTGCGAACTTACATGGTCTATATCAAATGCGTCTTTCTTAGATACCCTGTCATCCATAGGTTCAATGTCAGATGCCATGTCACATATACCAAGATGTTTCTCAATATGGTCAATCAGTCTACCATCACCACCACACGGTTCACAGAATGTAAATGGTTTCTGTGGTAGGTGTGGAATTAATGGTTCAAACGCATGATATGGTGTTGGGTAATAATCTCGTTCAACACGTTCAAAATTACTTCTTTTTCCCATCTTCTTCCTCATAAAGAATCAACGCAATTAAAGCATAGTTTGCCATGTCAATTAAAGTATCCTTGATACTCTCATCTTTGACCTCTAACTTTTCTTTTTTTGCGAACCCCATGATACGACTAAACTTGTCTCCGATACGAACACAACACCCCTTCCATGCTGGAATGCCTGCCATCTCACAAGTTCTGAAGTTTGCGAATACATCATCTGTACTTGCATAGTCATGACGCTTTGCGTTATGAGTTGTCTTCATCTCTTCTAATAATTCATAAAACCGTTCACTCTGATTCATATTATGCTACCTTACTAAAGTTTTTTACTTTCTCAAATTTAATCACACTTCTGAATTTGTCAATCAACATATCCTGTTTGTGTGAAATGATGAATACATTCTCTTTATCAAACGTATTCAAAATCTTTAGGAAATCATCTGTTCCTGTTGCATCTAGAGAACTATCAAATATCTCATCAAGTATCAATAGATTTGTATTCGTTGAATTCTTCATTTTTGCAATGGCTCTCCAAGTAAAGAGTAATGCAAGGTCAATACGCATCTTCTCACCTTCAGAAAAGTTTGCATATGAAAACACATCACGAAAGCGTGACTTAATTGTTTCGTTGAAGTTCTCATCAATATTAAAGTTGACAAAGAAATCCATAGAAGACAGATATGTATTAATCAACTTATTCATAATAGGAAGATACTGTTTGATAATCTTAGTCTTGATGCCAGTGTCCTGTAATAGATTCTTTGCAACATCATAATACAACATATCTTCTTTTAACTTTGACTTGGTTGAATCTAAACTATAACACATTTCTTTGAGGTTGTCAAGTTTTTCGTAGTCTGTTTTCGTAACATCTCCACTTTCTATTTGACGTATCTCCTCAATTAGTGTAGCATTGAACTTCTCTAGTTCAGTAATACCACTGTTGAGTTTTGCAAGTTTGATAGAGTTATCATTGATAACCTTTGCGATATCCTTGAACTCTTTGAGTTTACTATTTGCCTTATCCATTTCAGTCTTCATCTGAAGTAGACCTGTAGTAAGTTCATTGACCTGTTCAGTTCTTTGTGATATAGTCTTTGCTTTAAAGTCCTCACTAATAGATTGTTCACAAGTAGGACAGTCATCATTCTCTTGCATGAATGTTATCATACGTTCATGACGAACCTGTTTGTCTTTCAACGTGAATTGTATGTCTTTTAGTTTGTCTCTTTTCTCTATTGCTTTATCTTCATTAGACATTGCATCTAAAAAGGTCTGGTTCTCTTCCGTGATTCTTTTGACCTCTGCGTTGCGAGTGAACACTTCCTCTTCATTACCATCTCTAAGAGTTGTCTTTTGAGATAGAAGAGTGTCCTTATTCCTTTCAATATCCTCAATGTATTTCTCCTGTAACTCTACCTTTTCTTTGTGTAGGTCTGCTTGGTATTTGTTCTCACTGATATCTGTGTTTAGAGATTTCACCTTACCTTTCAGAATTAAATTCATCAGCGAGAATATTTTAATGTCAAGAATGTCCTCTACAACTTCCCTTCTCGCCTGTGACTTCAACTGCATAAAAGGAATAAATGTCGATGACCCTAGAATCACGACTTGTGTAAATGAACGATAGTTCAACTTCAAGATTTGTTGTTCCAGATGCTTTTGATAATCCCTTGCGTTTGCACTCTGGTTTATCATATTACCATCTACCCAAATCTCAAACGTATTTGGTTTGATACCACGAACTACTTTACATTTTTTATTCTGTGTTTCAAATTCTATTTCAACAACCGTACCTTGGCCATTAACTGTATTAATAAGTTGGTTTTTACTAATCTGTCTGAATGGTTTACCAAACAGTCCAAAACATAGTGCATCAAGAATAGTAGATTTACCAGCACCATTCTCACCAATAATCAAAGTCGATGGGTTTCTATCTAGTTGTATTTCGGTAAACGTGTTACCTGTCGATAGAAAGTTTTTCCACCTTGCATACTTAAATGTAATCAATTATAACTCCAAATCATTTGCTTCAAGATACAAAGTACGCATTGTACTTTTCAATCGGTTCTTGTCTATATCAACCTCTAACTCATCTATATACCTCTCTAAGAGGGTTGTAGTATCCTGTGCGTTCTCAATAATCTCATCAGATACATTCTCTGCATCTAACTCTGAAAAGTCCTCGACAATCTTAACCTCATGCGTCTTAACCGCAAGTAATCTATCAAGGAACTTGTCAAATCCATATAAGTCTTTCTTATTTACAACAACAAGCTTTACGAACTTCTCTTCATATTGTTCTACATCAATTGTAGAATAATCTGTCTGGGAATCATCATAATAAATCTTTGCAAAGATTGTATGTGGGTTTTGAATGTACTCAAGTTCTCTGGTTGCCGTATCAAAGATATGGAAACCTTTTGTTTCGTTATGGTCACTCCATGTCATCTGGTATGTGTTACCAAGATAATAGATGTGTCCATCATCTGACTTCTTGTGGAAGTGTCCAGTGAAAACAGTGTCGAACTTTCTAAACATCTCTTTAGGATAACCACCCTCACAGAAATGTCCAGCGTGCATTTCAAATCCATTTACTTCTAGGTGACCCATACAGATATCTGCGTAGGTCATTTGAATACCTCTCATGACAGATTCATAGTTACCCTCGTTAATCCAAGGTAACAGATGAATACCAACACCATCGAACTCTTCAGTACATGGGTGGTCATAACATTTAATGTTGGGATATTTCTCATCTCCAGGCCCACCAAGTAATTCAAAGAGAGAGTTAATCTCATTGGTGTTCCTGTAGTAAGTATCGTGGTTTCCCACAATCATATGCATCGTAATATTTCTATCTACGATAGGTTTTATGAATTGCTCACGAAAGTCTTTTGCAATCTTATATGAGATAAACTTACGTCTATCCATAACATCGCCCAAGTGTATAACCGTATCAATACCATGTTTATCCAAATACGGAAAGAATTCCTCTCTCCAGAATTTGTAGAAATGGTCGTTAAAGGCTAAACTGTCATTGCGAGCACCAAAGTGTGTATCAGTTATCAGTGCTATCTTCATTATAAAATAATTCTAATCCTTTTGGTTTAATTGCTTTTTTCTTAGGTTTGTAAACATCTTCATCTGGTAAGAAATTCTTTTGTAAGTAATCCACGAATGGATTGCCCATATCATTTGCATCAATTAAGTTCTCATCAACTGTCATGTTTTCAATAATCTTATTCTTCACATGAGACTGTTTCTTTTCTTTTTGAATACGTCTAAGAAATGCATAATATATTATCTGTGTAAAATAAGCAAATGGATTGTTTGATTTCTCTGGATTAAAGTTGTGTACATATTGCAAACAGTTTTCGATACCGTCAGATATCATTTCATCTCTATATGTGTAATTGATGAAATTTGGTCTGTACGATAAATGGTTTGCAATCTTTAAAAAACATTCTCCAATATAGTTGGTAATTGGTGGTTGAGGTTTACCCTCATCTTTAGCAATCTTACATCGCTCTTTCCACTCTACCATAGCTTGAAGGAATTCTTTATTATTTACATAATGTGGTTTATTCTTTGGTTTTATTGCCATGAGTCTTTCCCATAATTTAAGTACATCATACCGTATACGAAGGTAATTGTCAAGAAGTAAATTAATATCAATTTATTTTCAAAAAAGTCTTGACTTTCCCTTGACAAGACGGTATTATCCCTATGTAGGGTTTGAGAATGAATTAATGTATAGTGTCTTTGGTTGGAAATGGAATAAGGTTATTATATTCTTCTTCTTCAATACGCTGTAAATCTTCATCAGAAGGTTCATCCCATACACGACCATTATCACTCAACGTCATCTTCTTTACACAATGTTCGTAGAATCTTGCAAGACCAATTGATGCATCTGATATAGCAACAATACTGGTCTTGTTTAAGTTTGCAATCTGAGTTTCACTTACAGTTAACCAACGTGATAACGCCATACTTTCAACAAAACCACCATCTAGTGATTTCGGATATAAGTTAACTTGTAATGGGTTTTTGACTTCTATATAAGGTCTACTCTTATCAGCAGAACTAATCACAGTTATAATCTCTTCCCCATTAGAAAGTTTTAAGACTTTAGTTTGATGTTCCATCTTTATCCTTTGTCTATAGAGATTTGTTTAATATCATAATCAAACTCTTCTTCATTGTATATATTTATTCGTTCCATAAAGTGACGTAATGTGAAATTCTGTTTTCCTTTGTGGGTAAAATCATCTGCAATATCTACCAATCGAGCTGTGTCCTTATTGTCACCAAGTCGCAACGCACGGCCAACGGATTGCAAGACTCTAATTCTACTTTTGGAGGGTGAAGAGAACACGATGTTATGCAAATTACGAATATTAATGCCAGTACTAAATGTACCGTATGATGCGACAATAACTGCATCGGTTTCCTTTTCTGTAATTGCACGAATCTCTTCTCTGGTTGCAGTGTCAGTACCCCCATAAACATAGAATACCTTCCTGTTACTTAGGGAGTCTTTCATCATTGTATGTAATACATCTCCATGCTTTTCAACAAACTGAAATAACACTAGTGTATTACCTGTTAAGTGTTTTGTCAAGTTAATAATGAATTTATTTCTACGTTCATCACGAACAATTAGGTCAACCTCATCTTGATAAGAAAGGTCTTTCATATATTTACAATCAGCATCTGGATAACGAAGAACAACACATTCGACTTTTAGTTTTGCGAGGGTATCACTATCCATGAGTTCCTTAGTTGTCGTTACTTTGTTTACTGAACCAAATAGACCCTCTAGTACTAACCTATGTGTTTGCGTTCCGTCAAGCGTACCTGTGAACCCATGGCGGTACTTACAGAGGGTCATCTTATTCATTATACCTGTTAACGACTTTGACTTAAAAATGTGGACTTCATCCCCCATGATACAACCGAACTGTTCAAACCATTTCTTTTGCATCTTGTAAACTGATTGCCATGTGGATATTGTAATAGGTTTTGTAATATTCTTTGAGTATCCTTGATATATTTTTTGCATCATAGATTCATTAAATCCATAATCAATGAAATCACTGTGCATCTGTTCCACCAAAGATGTTGTGGGAACAAGGATAAGAATGTTCTGTTCTGTCTTCATTGCATACCAAACAGACAGAATGTAAATGATTAGTGATTTGCCCGAAGCAGTAGGACTAAGAAGAAGACACCTATCATTTCTAATCGCATGAAGTATTGCATCAAATTGGTAGTCACGAACCTGTATATCAGCTCCTCTTGCTCTTGGTCTAACTCTTTGAATAAATTCTCGTACAACATCGGATTCGATTGTATCTCCATTTTTTACCCCTTCTTTATATTCAATTTCAATTTCATTGCGTTTTGCAAATTCTTCAATGTAGGACAACAGTCCAAAATATATTTCGCCAGTCTGCATAGAAAACAAACGTATCTTTCCATCCCACATACGACTTCTGTACTGTGGCATGAACTTTGCGCCTGGCACTTCAAAAGTAAAAAAATCTGAAAGTTCTCTTGCGATACCTTTGTCAGTTTCTACAGTTAAATATACTTCATTCTTTTTGGAGATTATCAAATCGAACCTTCCATGAATCTCTTCCAATCAATCGCATTCTTTATTTGAAATCCACGATTGTTTAACATCTTGCACATCTTTTCTGCATGGTCTACCATTGCTTTGTGGTATTCTACAGCGTGCTGAGATTCAATCAACTCTTTATCACCTTCCAAATAAATTGGAACATCCTGTTTAAGTATTTTTAAGTCGAGGGGTTTTTCTCTGTAAACGTCTGGGTCTGCTTTACCACCGTAGTATTCCCACTTCTGTCTGTAGAGAATACGGTGTTTGGATTCAACCTGTTTCAATAACAAGTTCCAACGCATAAATATTTTTAGATATTTCCCATAGAGTTCTGGGGTCTTGAGAGATTCGATATCTAGTTGTGTATCGTCAATCTTTAAGTCCTTGGCGGACATCTCTTGTAGTTCTTCTAAGTTCATAATGTATCCTTCAATTCAAAGGGATGAGATTGCATATCTTCCTTGCGTTAGATATATTGACCGTCTAGGTCTATGATAGATGTTCAAGGGTTTTGAACCTCATCCTAATCTATTTATAATGTATGTAACGTGTAAATCTTATATGTGAACGTCACGTTTGCTGTTAAGTATGTTATGTCACCTTCTTGTTGATTATACGCAAGACTACTCAATGCAACAGGATAAATGTCTTGAAATCTTGCCTCTACAATAGGATTATTTTTTGCAGATGTGATTGTGAGTGTTGCATCAGAAAACATTCCAGAAACACTTTCCTGTCCAGCAGCTTTACCTTGTGATGGTACAACCTCTGCACCTTCACTCTTTAATGTACCAAATTGTGCCCTTGATTCTGGGAAACCAATACCAACCATCCAGTTATGAACTTCTGTATAGTTTGCAAGTTTTTCATCTACAAGAAATGAAATCTCTAGATTTTCATATGTAAGGTCATCACCCATAATAGGGATTGATTTGAATGGAGTTGGAAATATTGCCTCACCAAGATTGATGCCTGGCAAGTTTGCCGAAGTAGTGAAATATTCTACTAACGGTAATTTATTGATACTGAATTTAAACTTAGTTGGGTCTGCGTAGTCGAATTCAGTGGGTTGTCTACTTAATGAATTTATCTGTACCATACATCTATTTATACAGAATAAAAAAAGGGAGAACCGAAGTTCTCCCTTTTGGTTGGTTGACCCAACTCTTATTATTACATAAGGTTGACCACTTGAACTCTTCTGTAGTACACGTTGTCGTTTGCACCAAGTGTAACATCAGTAGCAGTAGCAGTTGAGAATGGGTTCTGAGCAAGACCATATCTTGTTTTGAAACCAATCTTAGGTTGGAATGTGTTCTCACCAACCGCACGAACCATTTGTAATGGAACATATGGACAGTAGAATACACCAGCATCGTATGGTGAAGTACCTTTATAACCCACGATAAAGTACTGTTTTGCAGCAGCATTTGCCATGTATGGGTCAATGTACACTTTATAACGACCATTCAATGTACCAGCGAAAGTGTTACCAGCGTCATCGACTTGAAGGTTGTTATTAAGAGCAGGAGTGTAATCTAATACACCAGCCATTTGAAGTGCAGATGCAACATCAGATGAACAGATAATTAAGTTACCTTTACCTCTACGAGTTTGTTGAGCGATTACGTTAGCATCTCTCTCAACTTGGAACATAAGACCCTTGAACTTCTCAACAGACCAACGACCATTTGAGTCAGTGTCCATATCGAAGATACCACCGTTAGTAGTATCAGTCTGAGCACCTGGCTTTGCAGCCTTGTAGATAGACCTTACAACTTCACGGTTGATTTCAGCAAGGATTTCGGAAGACAGAATATTTGACAATTCTGTTTCTGCGTCAAGACCATGAATTGCTTTAAGGTCTTGTGCAAGTTCCATTGTATATTCTGCTTTAAGAGCACGTGTCTTTGCAGTAACAGTCGCCTTCTCAATGGTGAATGCCATTTGAGCGAAAGCGTTGTTTGCGGAGTCACCTTGTGCTTCCATATTTGCAGTAGTGTCACCTGTACCAGATGTGAACGCACCAGGCGAACCATCGTTAAGTACGGCAGGGTTAGTACCAGCATGAGTACCAGCACCAGAGAAATCTGTATCTGCTTCACCGAATAGTGCTTCATCACCACCGGCAGAGTTGATTCTTGATTTCATTGCAAAGATAAGTCCAGTTGGCCCAGTCATTGGTTGAACTGCACAGATATCATATGCGATTAGGTTAGGCATAGCACGTCTAACAAGTGAAATCACAATTGG